CGACACCACTAGCTGCAAGATTCGCTGCTTGCTCTTTGGAGAATCCCGCCAAAGGCACCGCGGTAGTCGCAGGAGAAACAACAGCAATAAGAAAGCCCGTTGCGTCTACGAATATCGGGGTACCAGGTAGAAACGTCTGTCCAGCTTTCTCAGCCATCCTTCGGACACGAGGTTGGTTTCCTGAGACAGACTGAACACTGTGAATTTCAATGCTAGCCAACTAATCCTCCTTTGTCCTTTCGGACGGTAGTTTGTCATCTTCGGCCATAAAATTTGGGTCAGCGGTTTTATCCGACGACCCAGGCCGAAAGGCTTGTAGTTTCGACGCGAGCGTACGACCCACATCACGCGGTACGCCTGCTTGAGTAACTGCTTTAGCGAGTTCTTTGCGACCGGTTTGTAACTGGCGATCAGGCGCCAAGCGAGCTATGCTACGTTCCCAGTTATACTTCAAAGCGCCTTCGTATTGCTTTCTATCAATCTTCATTAGGATAAGATCGCCACGTATGATCTTACCATCTTTGATTAAATTCGCCATTAAAGGCTTCCCGTCAGGCATAACGACTTCGGATGGACTAACAGGAACGAAGCCAGCGTAGATCATTTCGTCAAGGCGCTGCGTGGAGCCTTGAACGCCTACGGCTCTGTTAACCCATCTCAGAGAGATACCAGGATTTCGCGGCTTCACATTCACGAAGTCAGGTAACTGAAGAGGACGCGCTTCGATACCTGGAAATGGATCCCCGTAGGGAGTGTCGTGTTGCTGATTGATCATGCTCATTTGAATTCTCCTAGACGTTCACGAACGTCATCTTATCTTTTGTTTTTTGATATGCCTCGGGTGTTACGCCCTTACCGTAGCGAGCCTGCTTCTTGATAACTTCTTCTTCCATTGTGGTGAGTTTGTCAGGCTTCTTCTCGTCGCCTGGGAGTCTGTCCTGGTTTGTTGATACGGATTCAACGAATGTCTGAGGCTCGGCCATCAACTCGTTGAAGTGTTTGCCTTTAATATAATCAAAGAGATTGATCCAAGTCTGCATGTTGCCTTTTACATGCAGAGCAACTTCTGAGGCAGCTTTATCAATCTCTCCAGACCACTTATCCCAGAGTCGAGACATAGAAATCTTACCACCAGGAGTAGTGACAAACTGTCCTTGAAGAGACTGCTTCGCAAGAAGCATCGCAGAATTAGCGGCAGCCTGCAAGGCTACTTGAGCCACGGGCTGCATTCCATCGACGAGACGTTCGGTGAAGGCTTTGTTCTCGTCGTCGATAAAAGAAGTATAAACTCTTTCTTCGGTCTGCTGACGAGCAGGTTTCTTAGCGTTAGCTTCGAGTTCGTCAAGCGTCCGCTTGGTTTCGTTAAACTTACCATCTAATTGAGATAGATTCGTTTTGACGGTAGAAAGCTCGGTTTTCGAGTTAGCGAGATCCTCGGTTAGCTTTTTGTTATTCAAAACTTGTTCACGAATCTGAGCTGGTGTTAGACCAAGGTCTTTTAGTTCATCAGGTATTTCTTCCTTCTTAGTTCCCCAGGGCATGATCTTTCTCCTTTTCTATTTCTATCTTCCGCATTTTACCGCTAGATACGCCTTTGATATAAGCATCCACTTCGTCACGAAGTCCGAGCAGAGTATCCAGAACCTTGAGAGCACCTTGAAAGCGATATATCTCCACGGTATCGTGAGAAGTACCGAGCTTATCGAAGATTTCTTTTCGATAATCTCTAAGAAATTCATTGAAGCATTCCGCTGCCTCCTCCTGGAGCCATCCCCGGAATTTGTGGGCCTGCACCAGGAGCTTGTCCAGTTTGTTGGCCACCTTGACCTCCTAACTGCGGTTCTGGTACGAGAAGGTCTACGTCTTCTTGATCGAAATTACGAAGGACATTCTTCATAACTATGTTAGAGGCTTTGATAACCTGAGCGAGATAAACTTTTACTTCTGGAGGCGTCATCATGCTAGATGTTTGATTAATCAGGTTAGCGATACCCATATAATGCTGACGCATTAGGTTAACCAACAAGAAGAGATTCTGCTTCTCAACTTCTTTGTTAACGGACGCAGTAGATGAGTAAATCGGAAGTCCAATCCTAGCAGATTTCACAGCCTCCAAGGCTTTCGTTATCTTCGACGCCTTCTCTCCAAACATCTCAAGAAGAGAAGAACGAACACCGAACTTAGCATAATCAGCAAGAAGAATTCTACCGAGTTTGGTGTGAGCATATCGGAGATCCGATATATTAAGATCAGTTCTTCTATTGCCTTCTTGCATTACGGATAAAGTGCCCATGGCGGTATAAATCCCCCGCTTGCCCTGGGACCCGGCCCCCGCCCCTTGCATTGGAGGACTTATTCCAGCTCGTCGCTCGGCAAGTTCGAGAGAGAATCTTTCATCATCGATAGTTTGCTGTGATATATCTCCAGCTTGTAAGGATTCGATTTCGTCTTTCTCCGCCGGAACACACGCAGAAGGGTAGATGCGATAGCCTGCGTGGAGCTTAGAATCAGGAGAAACGCGCCACACGCGAGTGTTAGCGATAGTACGATTATCGAGACGTTGATTATGCTGCTCAGATATCTCCTCCTGAAAGGCCCACATGGTTTCACAGAAGCCGTAGCCATAAATCATGTCATCGCGGTAGAAAAGGCGTGCTAAAGCGAAAGGCAGTATCGTGTGCGTATCATAGATAGCACGCATTAAAGTATCGGAGTTCTTATGATACGTGGCGATTATCGCAGGCTTGTATTTACCATCAGGAGTAGGCCAGTTTAGCCAGCATTCGTAGAGATCCCATTCTTTGTAGCCATAGGTACCTGTCGTCTTGGCTCCGAGGGTCTCTTCGTTCATCAACTGCGGATAAGCAGGAGAAGTCCGATCGGGGCGAGATAGAATAGAATCGACTTTCAAAGGATCGTAAATCTTGAAGAATCGTCGTTCTTCAAGTTCACTTTTAATCATTACACGTTTATGAATCCGAATATCAGCAGATTCGAGAGACTTTGCGCCAGGAGGAATCAGGAAGTGCTCAAAGGCTATCTTCTCAGGACGTGGGCCTTCATACGCAGTTTCGCGCATGAAAGCGACTTCCTTTCTGCCAGAACCATCTCCTTCAGATTCCACGAGTTCGTCTCGATAGCGAATTTCATGTGGGCACTTCAGAACGGACGTGCCGTATTTGATACCTTCACCAAACCATTCGTGGTATACACGGTAAAGATCAAGCTCTGTTGGTTCGATACCTACATATTCCATAAACTCTTCGAGTCCGGTTCGAACGGAGTCATCTATATCTTTATGAGAACCAAAAATTTTAGCAACCCAAGGAGGTCTTGTCTTTAATACCGCCGACATAACACGAGCAAGTAAGGTGTCACTGAAAGTAGCAATAATAGGAACAACCAGATTTGAAGCGTTATAGAATGGGAACTCACGAGTTTTCTCCCTAGGCGTGGCCTCATACGCCTTACGCCACTTAACAATCTTGGTTTCGTGAAGCTCGCGGAGGCCGTCTTCGAGCGCCAGAATACGCATTTTCAAATGCGCCTTTAGCTTCGACTCGGCGTCGTTAGACAGCTTAACGGGAATGAAGTTTCTATCAGCCATTAAAGAGCCAGTAGAGCTTTAATATCTTCTTTATTTTGCAAATCCTGTGCATCTGCCAAAGCAACCAACTGCTCAGGAGTTAGTCCTGCTTGTCCTTTGACAGACTTAATAAATTTGATTACTTCATCAAGAATAGTCAAGCCTAGCATAACTGCAACATTAGGATCCATTTACTTTCCTTTCGCGCTCTGAACTGCGAGACTCACGCCGTTAATAGCCGTATCAACGGCTTTAAGAATCGCCGAAGCACTCGGATCGTTCATAACTTGAGGGGTAATTTGAGCACAACGAACGAAGGAGTCTGCGATTGGTAAAAAAGACTGTTTTACAGTTTGGCCAGAATTATGAGTGTTTACTACGGCCTGACGAAAAACTGTGTTACAGTTAGTAACAGTATCAAGAATACCGGCAACAGTGGCTTTCTTTTTGTCGTCTATAGTACCGGCACTGTAGTAGGTGGCTGTGATCTTAATAGCAGAACTAACAGCCTGAGAAACGTCGGCTGAGCCTTGCAAAGCCGCTTTATAAGGATCCTGCGGACACCCACTAAGCAGTAGGAGGAGCGGGAGGAGCAGGAGTATCACTCGTCGTTTTGCCATTTGTTACCACCTTTTGATAGGAAGGATAAAGTTTCATTGTTATACTACGAAGATTAAGAGCACCAACGGTGCCTACAAAAACAACGAAGATTCTGTAGACTACCTGAAAACGTGGAGCAAAGGAGAATACTTCATAGGGTGGAAGAACAGAGCCGACAATCGAGCAGATTAGAACTACACCTGCTAAAATATCAAAGACGTGATGAGAAAGCATTAACGAGCTC